TTTTCCTTACTTATTATCTATTATTTTTGCGGGCATTATTCGACATAACTTTACTAGGATATGCTCTAATTTTATTTTATTATACATTTGGACTGATTTAATTGGACTTAGGACCCCATGCTACTCTCTCTTCATGACAAGCAACTATTTATCTCTCGACCTTCGAGATAATAGTAAAAACAGTGTCTATTTGGCGATCCCAGATAGATGCTAGAAGGAATGATATCTGTGTAAGATAGTTTACTCACATAGAATGTTGAACGGGTGTTCAGTGTTTTAGAATTGTGTTTGAATGAGCTCTTGCCTTTATCTATATTTCTTATACCTACCTTTGGCCCAATTATGTGGCGTTCCAAGGTGGACGTAGGATTAAGAAATGAATCACCAAACCGCTAACTTATGTCTTGCTCATCTAACCGGACTGATAACTTGGATTTCGACCTATGCTACTCGACCTCGATCACGATTAACCGACCTAAGAAAACTGACTGGATGTTGGCAAAACACAAACGCTTTTGTGGTAAAACACATAAGTGGTCTGAGTGTTGCTATAATCCAGACAGATTGCGCAAGGTGATGATATCATGCCCATCATGTGGGAAAGCCGCGGAGGTTCTCCGCGACTTCGGCAAATGCCGAAAATGCCTGCATGGCAACATGTATCGTCAGCGCGGTTACGACCGCAAATGGACCCCTCAAGGTCCAAAAAGAATTCTCCAAAATGAATTCATTCTCTTAGAGATTGAATTCTGTAAGATCTGCAAAGAGTTTGTCTTCACGACAACTCAAAAAAGACCATGTCACTATTGTGACGAAACTGGAACAACTCTGGAGAAGTTCTCTCATAAACAGAACAGTATTTCATGCCTTTGTGGTGTGAGTCTGTTGGAGTTTAAGAAAGAACTTCTCCCAGCCACTTCTCAAGAAATTGAGGAGGGTTCACCTCATAGTGAACATGTGGCGCATTGTCTATCTCACCATGCTCGACTACAAGGATATTGTATTCCTTGTGACGATCAATGGGCACCTCAAATGCCTATTCGTCTCGAGCCTGCTGATGCAGATGATGTTTTCCATGACACTATTACAGGTGTTGCAGAAGCTGCTGAGAGAAAGACTTGGAACCCTCTGAAGCGCGTATATCACTACGTTGCTGATGATGTTACCAAACGTCTCGATCAAAGCGCTGCTTTTGCAAGAGAAAGCATTGAAGCCGTAAGGCAAAATACTGATACCGTCACGCAAGAAGTGAAGCAGGTCTCAGCCTCAATGCAAAAGATTCTCAACTCGATCTCTCAGTTCATTGCTGATGTGCCTACTAGTTTGCCAGGAGCCGACACTCTCATGTCGTTGGCTGTGAATCTCATGTCTCTTATTAAAATTGCATTTTCTTCCGCTGACTTGTCAGTTAAGATGGCAGGTTTTGCTTTGTTTATTTCAAATTATGTATCCGTTCCCGAGATTATTACTTGGTGCGGAAAACAGATTGCTGAAGTTTACAAGGCATTGCCTGTCTTTTTAGCATGGCTCGTTGGTGCATGGAGACCACAAGGATCTGAAGACACTGTTTTGAAAGTGTCAACCGCTTTTATTTCTATTTTAGTAGGGATCTTCCTTAAGAAGATCCCTGGAAAATCGGATTTTGATTCGATTCTCCGGCGCATTGATTTGCTTCCCAAAGCTATAAGGGGAGGCCAGGACATCATCAAGTATGTCACAACTGCTATTAAAACAGCTGTGTCTGCTTGTTGCGATTATATTGGAAAACCTAGTCCATTCGATAATGGACTCGTCACAGAAAGTGATGCGTGGGTGACTTTAGCCAATAGTATTCTTATGAAGAAATTGACTGAAGATACCTACACGTCTAAATATGCTGACGATGTTCGTAATTGTTATGTACAGGGTCTCCAATTGATCCGGAATCTCAACACAATGAAAGCTGATTTCGATGTAATTCGTTACATTGGATCAATCCAAACCCAAATTGCTGCTCTCAATAATAGATTGGCACATTTGGGCTTTGCTGCTGGACCTCGTATGGAACCGTTGATAGTATATCTTCATGGTACATCGGGGAAAGGTAAGTCAGGCCTGACTGTGCCATTCTTCATTGAAATGGCAAAACATGATAAAGATTTTGAACCCAAGGATTGGGCTAAGCTGATCTATATGCGTTGTGCTGAAACAGATTATTGGGATGGGGCCAGAAATGACCAACCGTTCCTATGTTATGATGATTTTGCACAACAGCGTGATAGCGCAGCTAACCCTAATCCTGAACTTTTTGAAATAATCAGATTAGCTAATATCGTACCGTATCCGGCCCATATGGCCTCGCTTGAAGAAAAAGGTAAAACTTTCCTTCATCCGCGCTGCGTCCTTTTGACCAGCAATTCAAAACAACCTCGGATAGAATCTCTCACCTTTCCAGACGCCTTTTTTAGACGTATGGATATTGTTGCTGAAGTCGATGTCAAGCCTGAGTTCTCTAAACTTAAGAACACAGGTAACGGAGAAATCCGGATGTTGGATGTCACCAAATGTGAATCTCAATTCGATCCACGATGCTATGTTTTCCATGTTCAAGACCAAGGAGACATGGACTGGAAACAGTTCATGCACTACGTTAAGACTCTGTACTCGCAGAGGCTTAGTCGTGGTTCCAAGCTCATTAAGGAACTCAACAACTATACCAAACACTCTCTCGAGACTGTCTATTCTGCTTTGGCAGATGGCACTTTCGATGATTTGATGGATAGTGACTTGACTCCCGCCGAGCGTCTTGAAAATTGGAAAGCACAGCAACCAGGAACCGAACTTGATCCGTATGAACCAAATATGGGTCGAAAAGCTATTGAATTTGAAAAAGATCTGAATGAACTTATGGAGCGTTATGATGGAACTCAAGCTCCCACTGAAGAATATTATGAAACTCTGCACGCATATATGCGAGAAATGCAGAGAGGAGTATTTGATGGGGAATTAGGCTATGATAGATTGCTTGAGAAATACAGTACGTCGTTGAACGATTTGCTGCAACGTGTTGCAGCGGAGCGGACAACATTTACGGATGGTATTGATCAGAGCACTGTCATGGGACAGTTATATGCGTTGTATCTCAAGAAAATGTTACCAGCTCAAATAAAACCAGAGCAATGTAACATTGAAGACAAGAATATTGTAAATTATTTTGTTAGTCAGGAACAGATCCATCTGAATTCAGTAGTTTTTCCAAATGTTATTGAGACCTCATTGAATGAACATGATGAAAGTAAGGGTGAAAGCACGCTCTACAACAAGCTTGTGAACAAGTTTAAGACTTGGTTCGCATCTTATGGAGCTTTTCAGAACCCCCTTCTTCATGTTTATGCAATTTGGACTCATAATTGGAATACCCATCGAGTACCACCTAACATCTCAATCGCTGCTGCAGCACGTGCTTTCAAAGGCATGTATTACGGCAAGAATCTCAATAAATTGGAATTCAAGTGTGCAACTCTCGTAGACTTTTACTGCGAACATGGAGTTGCTGCTTTTATGGACGTTTACTCAAAAATCAATAGACGTGCAGCTGTGCGCCTTGCGAAAATCTTTAATCAAGTGAATGCTCAGTGCGGGATTAGCGGATGCGTCCGCAACCCTGTAGAGTGTTTCAAGTTTGGCATGGAAATTGCCATTCGGTCGGGCATCCTCATACAGCATGAGGTGGATGAGTTAAATCAGACACCACAGCTGTATGATGAGCTTGATGAAGAAATGATTCAAGTTTTTCGTGGAGACACCTTTTGGGAGAAATTTCGATTTGCATGGTTCGACGGAGCTTTTAAGCTCGCCGAATGGTTTGCAGACAAACCTTTTCTCATGAAAGCTGTTACTGTTCTTTCTGTTCTTGCGACTTTTACTTTCACTACTATCTTCACTACTTTTGTCAATTCTTTTGTTTCTCATTTATGGGATGTCATCAAAGGCATGTTTTCTTCTCCTCACCCCTCAGTAACAGCTGAGGGTCCACTTTTGGACTATCTTAATGTTTTCAAGAAGTCCAAGATTGATAATAAATTATGCCCCTACTGTCCGAAAGACACTTCGTATTCAACCGAAGGTATCAAGGACATGTATAAACATCATTTTACTCAGGCTGGTTTTTTGAACCGTTTTCTTTATTATTCTGTTCGTAGGTTAATTTTTAATGCTGAATTGGAGACTGTCAAGACATTCGACAAGTATCGTAATATCATTGATGGAAAGTTGGGTGAAGGAGCCTTTCATGCTATGTTGCATGGAGGACTTGATAATCACCCATTTTTCCAAGCATCCACCTTTACTTCTGATGAGTGCAAACTCTATCAGCAGAGGTTGGATGCAGAATCTTTCACAAACAAGGATGCCAAAGCCAAGGCTTTAAACATTGAAAGTTTCACAACTAAAGATGCGAAAGCCAAGGCTGTCACAATCGAAAGCGTCACAACCCGTGATGCTAAGCAGAAGCAAGTTGCCATTGAATCTCTCACTCCTGAAGGAAACCCGCTGGCGAGTAATTATTTCGAAGCAATGAAACAAATTTACTCGGATGCCACCGTAGTGCCTGAAGGATTGTTGGATAACAATGCGTGGGAAATTATTTCCAAGCGTGTATACCGGAACCAGTTTCTCTTAACTACAGCTGATGGCGCTGAAATCGCCAAAGGTTTGTTTTTGAGAGGAACTTGTGCTCTTGTGTACAAGCACTGGAAATCTGCCTGCAAAATTGACAATGTGCAATGTAGATTCTTATCGAGCAAGCCGTATTTCAACTTTAGGCTTAGTGACTGCAAATTCCTTGACTTCCCCACAACCCGTGGAGAAGTAGAAGATTTGATGATTATGGTTCTACCTATGTCATGTCCACAATATCCGGACTTGATCTCACATTTTGTTACTCAACAAGATTTGACCCGTATTGACGGCAGAAATGCCCAGCTCTGCGGACTCACTGACGCCTTTTCAGGTGATCTTGTTAGTTACAACCTACAGAATCTCGTAGTGCAACCCGAAGATGCCAGCTATGCTGACAACCAAGGGCAAATCTACCATTGTAGGAAGGGTTATCGTTACTCTGCTGAGACCAAGTCTGGAGATTGCGGAAGCATTCTCGTTTTGAAGGACACTAGTTTTGATAAGAAGATTATTGGCATGCATGTCGCAGGATGTGCTGGTGCTGGATTTTCTGTATGTATTTATAAGGAAAAGATCTTGAGTGTTTTGAAGGATGTGGATTGGCAAACTCAATGCTATCCACCTGTTGAATTATTTAATGTCGTTGAATCTCGTGTTCCCGAGGGCGCATTTTGTGCCCTTGGAAAAGCTCCTATAGCAGCTGGCAGTGTTGGAACAACCACACTGAGGCCCACAGCCATAGCTGGCTGCTGTATGGAAACCGAAAAGAAACCCGCATATCTCAAGCCCTTCTTGAAAGATGGAGTCATGTTTGATCCACTGATGGAAGGACTCAAGAAATGCGGAAAGGTTTTAACACCTCTTCCACAAGATCTGATTGACCTTGTTTCCCAAGATGTCGAACGTGTCTATGCGAATGCTACTCACCCCAAGCGAAAGCGAGAGGTGTTTAACATTCGTGAAGCATGTTTTGGCAGAATGGAGGATGAATATTTTGGATCTCTCACGTCGTCAACTTCTCCTGGATTTCCGTGGAGCCTCACAAAGGAACCACGGAAAGCTGGAAAACGTACATGGATCGATTTCGATGAAGATTTTATATCTGAGGAATTGATCTATCATGTTGAAAAGCGAATTGAGTTCGCGAAAAATGGAAAACGCTACCCTACCCTATGGATGGATCTCTTAAAGGACGAAGCTCGTCCCTTTGAGAAGGTCGATCAGGGGAAGACACGCGTTTTCTCTGGTTCGCCGCTTGATTTCACGATTGCGTGTCGCATGTACTTCGGTGCATTTGTGGCTGCGCAAGCGGAAGGAAGGATTGACAACGAGAGCCTCGTTGGAACGAATTGTTATGCTGAAGACTGGAATCTCATTGCCAAGAAATTGCTCAAACATGGAGATTGTGTTGTTGCAGGGGACTATTCCAATTGGGATGGTTCCGTGTCGGCGCAATTGTTGTACGCAGCTTGTGATGTCATCAATCACTGGTATGGTAAAGACGATCTTGGAAACAAGGTTCGAACTGTACTGATGATGGACATTGCGAACTCTGTTCACATCATTGGTAATGATGTTTACATGTGGACTCATTCCATGCCTTCGGGCGTGTATTTGACAGCCACTGTGAACACCATTATCGGCCAAATGCTGATGCGCATCTTTTATATGCGTGCCGTACCCAAGCAGCTTGCGAACATGGGAGATTTTGAAAGAAATGTCTCAGTCGTGGTTTATGGTGATGATAACAATGTGGGCTTGACTCAAAAAATCAAGCCCTTTTTCAATCAACACACCATCACGGAAGCCGCTGCTAGTATTGGCATGACCTATACTGATGAGCAGAAATCATCTGACCAAGAATCTGTACCATTGACGCGAACGTTGAAGGAAGTGACATTGCTCAAAAGGCATTTTGTCTATTCCCAAGATGATGCGAGATGGGTCGGTCCTCTACAGTCTCATACTGTGTTGGACATTCCCAATTGGTACAGAACCTCCATGCCACATGATGTTGTTCTTCCCCTTATTATTGAATGTGTGCTGCGAGAATTATCGCTGCACAAGAAAGATGTTTATTATGTCAATCGAAACAAAATAACCGATGCGCTAGTAGAAAATCACGTTCGTGTGCCTGCTATGCCAGATTATGAATCTCTTCGTTTTGCCATGTTACATGGCTACAAATCCTATTTTGGTCAGGAGTAAACCCACGAAATCCCATTGTAGTGTAGTTATTGAATGTGAATAAACTTGTATATAATCTTTGGTGCGACCTGGACATGTCGTTAAACTGTCTCTGACCCCTAACAGTAAACGGGGGAGGGTGTTTCCCACAAGAACAGCATCCTGTCGCGCTTGGACAAAAAGTTAAACGAGCATATAACATGGTGCAATTGAGCACTCCGTTGCGTGAGAACGACGGGCTATAAAGACTTCTCACAACCCGTTAAGGAATGGGGCATTTAATTAATGATCGGTTACATTTATTTGCAGCAAATCCTGAATCCTTACCTTTGAACTTGTTCAGAGTGTCACAGAAATTTATTTCTATAGTATATAGTGTGGTGAC